GCATCTGTTAGTGCTGTATCGTACACCCCTATTTCTTTTGTCTTTCCGTAATAGTTACTAGCACCTGAACCATTATCAAAATCTATTTCTTTTAACCCATTTGGAGAACTTCCTATAACATCAGTACCTACCTTAAAACCACTTACCCATAAAGCAAAATCATTTGTCTTGTACTTAAAAGCGACTTTTGAATTTAGTTTAATATTAGTAGAGTATGAAATAGACGCTTGACCAGCTACAGCTCCAGTAATTCCGTTACTTGAATTAAAATATACTTGAACTCTATTAGACGTTGTACCATCACTTAATGTAATAACTTTATTCGTACTATCATCAGCCAAAGCAGTCATATCAGCAAACAACACTCCTTCGCTGTCATTAAATACTTGCTCGTTACCTGCTCCGTTAGCTACGTCTGCTGCTCTTGTAACACCCCCAGATTGTCCTGAAGTGGGAATGTAACTTGTGGCATAGCTTCCTGCTTCTGCTTGTATACCCCAAGCGTAAACATAATCAGAATTTACGTTTTGAATTTGTATATTAGTATTGTTAGCTGACTTGTAAAATTCGTGTCTAACCCAATTTTCTGTTAATGTAATTTCAGTAAATGTTGAATTGTTATTATCTCTAAATTTAATTTTTGTTCCTTCAACTCCTTTGAAATAACCAGAATAAGATGTGTTACTTGTAGTGAATAAAACATAAATTCTTTCATTACCAGAATTAAAATTTATTTTACTTGCATTTTGTGTACCATCTGGAGAAATAGTTGAATTATCAATCGTGCTTGTTCCATCTTGTGTCCAATTAGATAGTTCTTCTGAATAAGTAACTAAATTAGTTCTACTCGGTTCTAAAAGCGCAACACCATTTGAACTGTCTGTATAGTCAATTCTTAATTTATCCTTTCCTACGACTTCAATTAACCCTTGTTTGTTTACCCTTGTGGCAATACTATCCCTTGTTACTGAAAAGGGTACAGGTTTATAGTTATCGTTTTGGTCGTTATAAGCCATAGACGAACCTGTCTTGGTTGCCCATATACCTGCTCCGTAGTTAAATGTCTTTGCCATTATTCTATTGTATAAAGTTGTTCTGTTGCCATTTCGTTAAAGCTATCGTAACTTGTTAGTGCTTCTAATTCGCTGTCTGATAATGCTTCGTTAAAAGTCATTACTTCTTTTGTTTTTCCGTAGAAATCGTTAGAACCATTACCTCTGTCAAATGAAACATCATTTAATCCAATTGGTGCTGCTCCATTATTATCTGTATCAACCTCAAATCCGTTAATCCATAAAGCGAAGTTATTAACTTTATATTTTACTGCAATTTTATTATTTTGAGTTTGAGTTTGTGAAGTTGCTACTAAAAAAGCAACCTCTGTATTTCCCGTCCTTACTCTACCTATTATTTGATTAGTATATTCAGACATATCTACGCATACAAGATTATTAGGATTTGAGCTACCATCTGATATACTTATTCTTCTTGATGTATTGTCATCAGCCAAAGCAGCTATATTAGCATACAAAACCCCTTCACTATCGTTAAAGTCAGCTTCTGCGCCATTACATACATCTGCTGAACGGGTGGTTTGAGAACCTGTTAAACTTGGGATGTACGATGTTGCATAGCTTCCTTCTTCTAATTGCGCACCCCATAAGTAAATATGGCTTGTTCCATCTCCTTGATAACTATCTGTATCACCATTTTGCAATCCGTAATATGTAGCTATATTACTAAATTGAGTGGTATAAGTAGATATACATCTATACCAACCATTTGGGTATTTTTCTATACTTACACTTATTAAATTATTTCCACTTGCGGTAACAACAGTTCCGTTTTCTAAATCAAAAACTGCATTATTATAAGTTCCACTACCTCTAAACATTCTTAAATATCTTCCATTTCCTCCACTTTTGGCAAATATTGATTGAGTATAAGTAATACCAGTACCAGAAACAATAATAGCATCTGAAATTCTATGCGTTGAATTTGATGTATCTTCAGTTAATTTAGAAGCATTCAATGTTCCATCTGGAGAAATTATACTGTTACTTGTTATGGTTGAAGCAGTTTTAGTCCAATCAGAATTAGCAAAATCTTCACTATAAATTATTGAATTAGTCCTACTCGGTTCTAACAATAGCGTAGGACAATCCTGTACAACACCGTCTAATAAAGGGTAATCTAAACGTGGGGTGTTAGATGCTACGGTTTCTATAAGTCCGTCTTTGTTTACTCGTGTCCCAGTTGAACCTCTTGAAAAATCGAAATCCCCATCAGCGTTATTAGGCAGTACATTGTATAATGTGCCACTTCTATATCCGCTTGGGATATGTACTAAACTTGCCTTGTCGTAAATACTCATTGTACTGAATTATTAAATGTTTCTACTAAACAGGCTTGCGCTTCCATAGTACCACCTGCGTCATCTACTCTTTTATATAAATCATTTGCATCGCCTACAATACTAACAAATGGATATTGTCCTACCCAGCTTTCGTTATATATCGTTCCGAAGCCTATGTTGTTTATTACTTTTCCCCAACCTGTTGCCATTTATATACTTTTTTAGTTTTACTATATTTTTTTGTTTTGGTTTGTACATTCTCATAAAACCCACCCATTAAATAAACTGTCTTTATCAGGATAAACATCGTCATCCGAGTTATTGTTATATTCAGGGAATAAATTACTGTTAAAACTCATATGGTCTATAAATCTTGTTGTGTAATACTCCGCTAGGTTTCTTTCCTTTTGTACTAGGAAGTCCACCTCATCTTTACTAGGTGTTTCTCCGTTCTCGCTTGTGTGCTTAAACAACCCACCATTCTTTAACTGATAAGCTGAATAAGGCAAATACTCTACCATAGCAAAATGGATAAGCATTGGTGCAAGAAAATCATCTACAAGTGTTTGGTAATCGCCTGTTAGATTGTCCGCAATAATATCAGCTTGTAGCTTATCGTATAGTTTACTACCTGTGTAGTTCCTTACGTGTATCTCTTGTGCTATCTTGATAAACTGTATAAATTTATTGGTATCTACATTACCATCAAGGATGCTGTTTTTTACAAGGTCTGTTCTGTTTATAAATAATGCTGTTGCCATATCTAGTTTTTAAATCCCATTTTATTCCAATAAGCAGCAGTATAACCTTTATACTTCATATCTTTAGGTGCGACAGGTACTTTTTGTGCGTTAGCTTCGGGCTTAAATCCTTGACTTTTAGCTTCTGTTGTACTAATTACACTACCTAGACTTTTAGAGCCTTCCTTACGTGCGTAAATACGTCTAAACCATTTGTGGTTGCATCTTGCTCCGCCCTTATATAACCATACAGAATAAGTGTCAGAACCACCCTTGCCAAAACCTGCATTTACAACTTTACTTGTCATAGCGTTTATATCTTCTTTACGATATACCTTTTTAGCTGATACCATTTTCTTGCAAAACTCCCTAGAAGTGCCTTTAGTCTTTGCAGGGTTGTACATATATCTAACTAAATATGTTTTGTCCTCTTGACCTTTTTGTTTACTCTTACCATCTTGTTTGCTTTCACTATACGGCTTGGCACTACCTGTACTAGCTAGATTAGTTTGCTCGTTTAACTCTTTAATCTTTTGGTTTAGGTCATCATCATTATCATAGTCTACTTCTTGTTCGTCTATAACCTCAAAGTCCTTTAGTAGTTCTTCTTCATCTTGTCCTAAATCTATAAGAGCATCAGCAATATCTGTGTCTACAAATTTATCTAAATCACTTGCTAACTTTACACCTGTTTCTTCTTCTTGTGTTTCATCATCAACAATTTCTTTGTCAATTTCTATAAACTCTAAAGGCTGTAATGTCTTGAAGTATAGGTTAAGAGATATATTGTTATAAGCTAGTATCTCATCAAACGCTTCTATAAGTAAGTTCTGAAAAGGTTTAATAACCAAGTTCATCATTAGCTTTGTGGCTGTTTCTAACTCTTCTGCGTTGTTTCCAAGCCCTGTGTTGTCTTTAATTCCCAAAAGCATAGGAGATACTACCCTGTGCGCTACAAGTATCTTACGGCTGCTCTCATCGCTTAAAAATTGATATTGGTTATGTGCATCACTTAATTGTACAGGGTCTATTGTAGCTGCTGTTTCAGGGCTGTCGTTAAACGATAGTATAAACTTACCTGCATTACTACTTCCTGAAAACTTATCATAGATACGTCTTTCTATCATTTCTCTTTCTTCTGCACTAGGAGTGCCTGAATTAAAGTTAATCAGCATACTAGGAGATAGTCCTGATTGTATGTTATTTATATGAAAGTTAGATATCTCTTCTTCAAGGTCTGCATATTGCAACCCGCCTTGATAGTCAGGGGTGGCATAGTACTTGTAGCCTGCCCTGTAAGGCTTAACGTAAACAATTTCGATAGCTTCATTACTCATACCAAAAGCAGGTATGCGCTTTACTTGGTTAATACGGTTGTATTTAGCCCAATCATTAGAGTAGTAATATGCTTCTATTTCTCCTTTGTCGTTACACTTTTCAGCAGCTAGTTGTTCAACAGGTATATGCTCAACCCTTGCTATCTTTTTTCTATCCTTACTATAAATCACTTGCATACTACATTGTCCGAACAGTTTAAGGTCTGCACATAGTTTGCGTAAACAGTCTTTATGTAATAGTGTAATGGCTTGTGCGTAAGCATCAGGCTTCTTGTTGCTGTCAGTAGCATCTAAACCTTTGCCGTATATCATCTCACTAATACCGTTTATAACAGCATTGTTTGTAGGACTACCATTGTAACGGTCTATTAGGTACTGAAAGTATGAGTTTTTATCTCCGTATGTTACAAATGCCTTACCCTTTTTTTCCTCAATAGTAGGGCTAACATAATTCGATAAACTTAAAGCGTGTATCATAATACTATATAATCGTTATTGTGTGTATCGTTTGTATCGTAAACGTCTTTATTTACATTATACCTGCTTTGTGTTACAGGTGCTTGTGCTGTACAAAACAATTTATCTCTATATATTAATGTGCTGCCATTTAAAACCTCTAGTGTGTAAAAGTGTCCTTCTCTAAATGGTGCGTTGCTGCTGCCAAATGTCATAGAAGCTGTTAAAAAGTTTTCATTGCTATCAACAATAGTAGATGCTGTAATTGTTTCAGACTTGTTAGTTTGTTCATCAGTAACAGTATATGTAAGCGTTTGAGTAACATACTCTGCTCTTGGTATATACTTAAATGTTTGTGTTTGCGATACTGATACAATCTTCATATAAGTATAACGATAAAAAGTGATAATTTGTAATAAAAAAAGAGGGATGCTAATGCACCCCCCTCTATCATAATCAAAAAAAAACTTATACTCTACGCAAATATATAAAAAATATATTAAGCAGGAGTAATAGGTGTTGTAGCACTTTCGTCTGGTGCTGTTGCAAAGAATGGTGGATTAACCTCACTAGCTGTTGCTGTAAGTGTAAACCCTTGTAAATCCCCTGCTGCTGCTCCTGTTACAATAGTACCACCTGTAACCTCTGCACCGTTGTCTTTTCCTACTAGTAAGTACTTTGTAGTACCTGTACCATC